ATGATATCGCTGAATTACTCTCTGTGTTAATCGAGAGCTTCATGAATCATATGGATTACCACCATAACCATCTTTCCTCGGAATGGCGACAGTCAATCACTTGTCTGTCCACCGACGTATCGGTCGCGGGAACGGGCCCCTTCTTTAACGTTCGTTACAAGAAGGAGACCGTCCCCTGGTCAAAGGATCATCTCTCACTTTCTCAATTCTTCCCGTCCGTTCCTCCAACGAGGACACCGAGGGTCGAAGCAATCGCACTCCCCGAGCCCCTCAAGGTTCGGATGATTACGAAAGCTGAGGCTGAAACCAAGTGCTTGAAGCCATTTCAAATGGCATTATTCGAGTACTTGAAATCTCAGCCCCAGTTTGCTTTAACCCATGGTGTCTCGTTTGGTTACGAAAAGACATGGGATGAGCAGAAAGAGTGGATAGAGCGGATAGAGGATCTAATCATGGGCATTGACTGTGAGTCTCTGGGGAAATTGTGGTTGAGTGGTGATTATACCGCTGCAACCGATAATTTTCCCTTGAGCGTCACAAATGCCCTGATCGATGGGATACTTTCACAGATCACACACGCCCCTACAAGGATGTGGGTGAGATATGAATGTTCTCCCCATCGGATCCGCTATCCGGATGGTAAAGAAGGCCAACAAACGTCAGGTCAGTTAATGGGGTCGTTATTGAGCTTTCCGCTCCTATGTTTCCTGAATGATTACATCATTCGGGATTCGGGAGTGGAAGCTGGTAGTTACCTCATCAACGGAGATGACATTGTGGCAAAAACTTCACAGGACGTTATCTCTCGTTGGAAAGTGGCGGCACCGAGTGTTGGCTTGAGTCTCTCCCTGGGGAAGAACTTTATCAGTCCAGAATTTTGCACTGTGAATTCACAGTTATTCTGGAAGGGTAAGGTCCTTCACACAGGAAAAGTCTCTTGCCAAACACGTTATGGGAAATCTATTTCCCGGTGCTTTTCTGAGTTCCAGTACTACTACGGAGCGTCGGACGAAGGAACACGGTTATTCGTGAGGAGGAACCTAATCCCCCTCAGGAGTACACCGTGCTCTCTTGATGTTCCGACGACCCATGGTGGTCTGGCCCTTCAGTTTTCCAACAAGAGGGATGTCGATCTTAAGTTAGCCCGTGAGGTCTATCTGTGTAAACTACTCAATCCCCTCCTGCGGTCGCAGGAGGTCCCCGGCTTCCCCGCTCTACGGATGATGCAGGTCCCAATGGGCCCTCATCACCTGGAGAGCGAGGAAGACGGAGATTTGGAGGAGTTAGTTAACACAGTGAACCTTATGGGTACACTTTCGACCGACCATCGAGAGGACGACAATCCTTCAACTGATCTGTCTCATTCAGAGTTACAGAACAGTCGAAAGATTTTCAAAGAAGATTTTAGTGAGCTATATTCATCACTAGTGCAGAACAAGGATTTTAAGCTTTGGCCTGCACTCTCCTCATACACCTACCGACCCCTATTTGTTCATAAGGGGAAGGTCGGGTGGGTGAAGAAGCAATGTGTTGAATTTGCTCTCCGTTATCTTCTTGATCACATCGAACCATCAGACAAGGACCTAGGGGAGGAGCTAGAACAAGTGTTTATTGAGGAGGAGGTCATGCAATTTGCTGACCGATTCTTCGCGACACTTGATCTAGATTCTCCCCCCGGCAGTGTGGATAAGGTGTTTGAAGTGGACGAAGATTTCCATGAATATGAAAAGCTACTTCCGCAAATTACACCAAGAGAACCCCTCCCTACGGGAGGTTTTCTCCGTTTCCCTTTCCTGTCTGTGATACACCAATCATGGGTGGGGGATTCCCAATCTGATGCAAGACAACGTGATCGTCTCTCTAAC